TAACCTTGAATGGTCATCTAAAAACTCTAACTTCAATAATTCGAATAATTTCCTTCTTTCTTCAATAGTTAAAGTTTTTAATAATTTAACTAAATTTATTTTCATATGTTTATAATAATTTACTTAAGGTGGGGGCGGTGGTCTAGGTATAACTAGAATACCATCCTTACCATGAGATTACTCTACAATCCTGCCTAAAGAATGTTATCTTATTACCCGGGATAGCTATCATGTTCTTTTCTGCAAAGATTCGAGTGAATCCCAAATCATTAGTGGTCACAGATTCCACTACACCCCCACATAAATAAACTATTTTAAAATTGTCACCTTTAATTTATTAATATCATCTTCAAATCCAATATCATTAAATCCTGCACTTTTTAAAAGATTTTCTAATCTATCTTTTGTAAATATATTTAAATGATAATCCCATGGATGTTTTTGTGCTCCAGTAAAACTAAGTAGCCAACGAGTAGGATTTATCTTTCCATTTCCACCACATGTAAAACACTGTTTGTTTGCTTCAAATCTTCCATTGACTCCCTTATGTGGGACACATTCACATATCTGACCTTTGACATAATATTCCATTGCCTTTCCACAATCAGGTACTTGAATCTTTAAGATTCCACCTGGCTTAAGTATTCTATACCATTCTTTAAGCATTGGATATGCTTTATTAAATGGAACATGTTCTAAAAACTCTTCAGCTTTTATCTCATCTACACTATTAGAACGAGCAAAGGCATAAGGTACTTTAGTCAAATCCTGGACTACATCCACTCCTTCCATCTCAAGAGCATCGACATTGATATACCCTTCTATATTTTTTTTATTACTTCCAAAGTTATACTTCAACATATGGTTATTAGGGTTAAATCCTATACGTCTATAATCAATTCTAAGACATTTTAAGTCGTTATACGTAATGATATAGGAGTGGGGTTACTTTTGACAGCAACCCCACAAATTAATGATTACCAAAGAGCATTCGGTTTAGGAATCTTCGTCTGATTCTCTGATACAAAGAAACACTCTCAGTAATCAACGGACGAGGTAAACCAACCGAAATAACATCATAACCATTGCTTATCAGTAACTCACGAATATCGGTTTGAGTTATCTGATCTTTTACCGATACTTCGATGCTTATCTTTTGCATGGTGACCACCTCCTTTTGTCAACTTATTTTTAAAAAACTAAGGGACTGAGCTATTGCATGGTATCTATACGGAATTACCTCTCATTAGAGAGTTATACCGATTGCGTCTACGCTCAACAGTCAGTCCCTTGTAACTAAATTTCTTTTTCTAATATTTGTTTTATTAAACTTTTAAATCTTATTTCTGGTTCAAATCCTATTGCAGCCTTAGCTTCCTCAGTATTTGCAAATGAACTAAATACATCTGCCTTTGGTAAATCTTGTTTATCAATTGAATATTCTATTTTTTTATCACCTAGATGATCGACAAACAACTCTAATAATTCATTTAATGTTACTACCTCTGATCCACCAAGATGTAATACCTCTGGTAGACTTTCGCCTTTTAACTTCATCTTTATTAACTTAATAGTTGCATCAACTAGATCTTGAACGTATGTATAACCTCTTTTTGTTGTACCATCACCGTATATGGTAATTGGTCTATTTGCATTAATTTGATTTATCCATTTATATATAACCATATCAGGTCTACCTTCTTCACCATAAACGGTAAATGGCCTAACAATTAAATAATCTAATCCACTGTTTGTTAAAATTTGTTCACCAGCAACCTTGGTAATTGCATAAAGAGACTTAGGATTATAATCATCTAATTCATCTAAACCAATTTGATCAGGTTCATCATTGCCACCAAGCACAGAAGAACTACTATAAACTAAAAACTTATTTACTTTATACTTTTGACACATACTTACTAGATTATGAGTACCTGTAATATTAGTTGATATATACTCTTCTGGAAACTCTTCACCTCTACGGACACCTGCTAAAGCTGCTAAATGAATAACCATATCGAAGTTTTCGGCTTCAAATAGTTTATCTAACTTCATTAAATCTCTAATATCATTTCCACTTTGTAAATCATAACTAACAAAATCTATCTCCTCATCTCTTAAATTTTTACATAGTCTAGTGCCAATAAATCCAGCACTTCCAGTAATTAGTATCTTCATTTTTTTGTTCCTTTAACTAAATAAAACAACGTTGCTAAATTAACCATAACTGGTGGTGATAATATAATAACCCCACACATTACTTCTAAATCACCTGATTCAATCGCTGTTAAAAAATATAAAAAATAAATTGTCGTATATAATATTCCTACTATCTTATTTAATCTTAATATGGTCTTTTTCTTCATAGCATTTTAAACATTTATCACAATAAGCTGAACAATACTTTCTTTTCTCCATACAGTCACTATTCTTGCATAATCCTGCTTTTGTCTTTGAATTATATATTTTTCTACTTGTATTTCCTATTCTCATATGTTAAATTATAAAATAATCATCACCTACTAAATCAGTCAAACTAATTATCCAATGAAAATTTGTTTCTTCTTTTTTTAATGTTAACTTTTCATCTAATAAATAACCATAGATATTTCTATTATTCCATTCCCGTTTGCTTACTTTATTTCCATTTGAAATTTCTTCCATTGCAACATAGAAATCAAACTCTTTTGGTTCTACTTTATCAGTACTCAGGCTTTCAGCTTGTCCAACTGCCGGTTTAGTTGGTAATGGACTTTTGTTTGGTTCTTCCATAATTTTATTTTAGTAAATTATAATTTTTTACATTTTATACATTCTTTACAAATATAAGATAAATTAAACATTCTACCTTTATCTATTCCAAAATATTTATCATTAAGAGGTAAAACATTTTTACAAATAAAACATTGTCTTTGTTTATCAGAATTATTTTTGTTATAACATCTCCCAATATGTTCTTTCTGATGTTTAGAATTAGAACTGTACAATTTTAAATTTTTTATTCTATTATCAGACCTATTACCATTTATATGATGAACAACTTCATCTTTAGTCAACTTTCTTTTTAAAAATTGTTCCATCACATATCTATGTTCATATGTTTTCTTTCCGTTAATCCAAATAAATCTATAACCTGCTTTTCCAATACTACCACCTTTATTTATTGGTGATTTTTTTCCAAACATTGGATTTCTTGAACCTTTTTTAGAACAACTCATGCAATATAAACTTCGTGGATCGGATAATTCCTTTCCACATTCTTTACAATTTTTTAGCTTTAATAAGTGATCCAATGACATTATGATTAACGCTATTATCTTTTATACCTCTCATTTTATCACATCCATAATACATTGTCAACAATTCACTTTTAGCCATTCTATGTTTATGTTCTAAAATCTCAAATCCAGCTTCTTTTAATAACTTTTCTGCACCATCAGGAGTATATCTTAAAAAATCAGTTCCCTTGGGGGCATGTTGCATATACACAAAATGGAAACTGATGTATAATATTCCACCCTTTTTTAAAAATCCACATATATTAAATAACGCACATATAGGATGCCACCAATACTCAGATACTTCAATACAAAAAGCGACATCAAAACTATCAATTAATCCTTTAAATTCAGGTTCTTCTAATACAAACTTTCCTAACCATTCATTTTGAATGTCAAGTTTAATATCAGGCTTCTGTTTAACCTCATGTGGAGTTTCTAAATCCAATATCTTATAATCGTCTATATATAATTCGGTGTTACTTAATCTTTTTACTATTGGATTCTGACTTCCTCCAATATCTAAAATTCTACCTTTAATATTAGTTAGAGTTTTTAGCCACTCCTCGAGTTGTATTCTACTTAGTGAACTCATAATATTACCTATACTCTATAAATTATTTAATATCATCAATTGCTTTATCGACACCAATTTTCATTTCTTTTCTCATTTTACTTTTTAATTCGTCACATCCAAATGCATCAAAATTACTGTCAAAAAAAGTAAAAACTACTGCTAATTTAGCTTGATAAGAAGTACCTTTATCATCTTTCTTAGTGATAGCGTTTACTTGTTTTAAGAATTTTTCTTTTTCTTTAATATTCATTTTAAGCTATCTTTAATTAATTTCCTTTCATTAACAGTGAACTTTTTCTTATTCTTTTCAAATAACTTAACGTCCTTATTATCGATTATCTTTTTCATTAGATCATTTCGGTTTGGTTCTTTAACTAAACTACATAATGATTTATCTATCTCGTTTATCCCTATTGATGTATGTGCCATCATATTCCAATTACTATTAAGTACTTCTTTTTCACAATAGATTTTTGCTAGATAAAGTGCCTCATCTAAATCAAAACATACTCCCATCCAAAGTCTCATATTATTACCAGATGTCATTATTAATGAGTAGACTGCTGGATCAATAGTCTTTGTTATCTTTTCTGATTTTAATGTTATATAACTATCCATTTGCTTTTTTTACTGCTTCTTCTAATTCATTAACTTGATCTTTATCTAAACTATTAACCATATCAATATATAACTCAAAATCTCTTAATTGATTTTCCTGTGTTACTTTTGCTTCTTCATTTTTAATAATAGTATCTATCTTTCGGTCTATTTCTTTTATTCTTGAGATCTTAGTTTCATTATCATCAGTTTTTCTTGGTTTCTTTTCTTTATCTAATTCTAAACCATCAAATAGTTCTTTCTTTTCTTTTCTTAATTCTTCATCATTACCTAATTTTTTAGCTTTCATATCATAAAACATAATATCAGTATGAAGTTGAAAGATAACTTTTATACGATCTTTAATAAATTCTTCTTTAATATTTTGTAGTTCTTTTGTCATAGTTTTTTTATTTAAAAATTAATTTTTATTTTTCTTTCTTTTTAGGCAATACCATTGAAATACCTATAAATACTAAAGCTATTCCAAATATTAATAATGCTATTAAAGTTGGGATTATTATTGGTGCTAATACCCACCACCATGACCAGTTTATTATCTCTAATAATTTAAGTGTAATAAAAACTATAGTTAGTAAACCACAGAATCCTATTCCACTTGAAGATGAATTTGATTGACTCATATTATTTATATTAATTCATTAAAGACTTCTAAATATTCATCTGACATTTCTTGGATAGTTTTTACTTTTTTTATACTATTTTCATATGCTTCAAATGAACCACCTTCAAAATTAATTCCAGTTGTTTCCAAACCACAAGCCATTCCTTCAAGAAGAGTATTTGGGTAAGCCTCTGCAAAACTTGGATATAAAAGTAAGTCACATCTCTTCATTAAGTTAGCCACATCTTCTGGTGTCTCCATTATGCCTGCATACTCTACGGTAGCATCTGATGTTAAATCCCAATTATACTCTGGATGTTCTAGATAGATCTTAGGGACATTACCTGCTATTACTAGATGAATATTATTATCTTCTCTCCATGCCATATCAAACCTATAAATTGCTTCATCAAATCTTTTATTAGGATTATCATTATAATTTATATATAAATATGTCTTACCGTCACTGTTACGGTTATCTGTATTAAAAATAGAGGCATCTACTCCATTGTTTACGATTACCTCATTCTTGTTATTTATGAAATATCCTGCATATTCTTTACACCAGTTGCTCTGATAAACTACTACATCTGCTAAATTACCAAATTCTTTTAATCTCTCATAAGGTGTTTGTCTTTTGTTCCGGCTACAACGTGGAATATTATCTACACGTAAGACTAACTTCTTTCCTGCTTTAACTGCCTCATGTATTTCAGCTTTATCTATAGTTGTAATTCCAAAAATAAATACTATATCACTGTCTTGCCATTTATCAACAAACCCTACTTTATCTTTTAATCCTTTACGTAGGTTTCTCAAAAATGAAAATCCACCACCTAATCCTGTATTTGAAATATTTGGAATATAAATTTTCATATTTAAGTCATTGATATTAAAGTTGTTTCTAGTACTTTTTTACATTTTGGACATAATACATATCCATTTTCCCTACCACTTTTCCCTAACCAACTTACTAAATTACTCCTTACTTTAATTCTTTCTAATTCTTTATTTTTACAGAATTTACATTCCCTTATATTATGTCCGAATTCATCAGAATATCCTTCTTCCATTATTTCGTCAAATGTTAATTCTTTAGTATCTAAATCTATAGCACGAATATTTGAACTTTTAAGTGTGTCTGCAGCAATATGTAATGCATCGACCAAATAAGTTTTTATATTACCATGTTGTTGTTCTTCACTATCTATAACTTTATCTATTGTCTCTCTAGCAACTACATGTGCTTGATTAATATCCATTCCTCCATCTAATTCTAATATGTCAGCAATTTGTTGTTCTTTGTTTTTCATACTAATATTATTTTACACCATTTAAAAATACACATTTTTATTTTTCCATTACACTTTGGACATTCTATCTGATTAAAAATAGTATGTTCTTCAAAAAAATCAGATATCTCGTCATGATTCATTTTGGCTAATTGACCAGGTTTATATTTAGGTTTCTCTTTATCTACTATCTTATATTTAATACGATTCTTACATTTACAATCTAAACTAAACTCTTCTTTTTCTTTGTCGTATATATGTGCTTTTACCATATTATTCTTCTAATCCACTAGCTAATAAATTCTCATACTCTTTTACAATAGCATCATAAATAGCTTCACCAGCTGGTATATTTATTGGATGAAATAATGTCATTGTACTACGATTAAACTTTTTGTTTGGATATGTGATGTTATATTGTCCATCTCTTCGATATAAACCAATAGAACCGATAAAGAACTTATCATCAATAACACAACTTGCAATTGCCACTAGTCCACGGTTACTTCTCATTGGAACTATTTGAACCTCTGATATTACTGTTTCGGAGATCTTATCACTTGTGACCTCTCTACTGTCAGTTGCTTTTATACCTTTTTCTTCATATGTCATAATATTTTTAATTATTTACTAAAAAGTGAGAGGTAAGGATTTGGTTAGGTCTTTCTATCCAAACGGTTAGCAGTTTCCTTATGGTACACCTTACAGGACTTTTATAGGCATTTGTATGAGCTGGGTACTCTACCTAAGGGGCTATCAACCTTTGTATTATTCATCCTATACCCCAGATTTTGAATGCGTAGGATATAGCGTCTCCACCTTTTTTCGCCTACTCTCACATTTTAAAAAACAATTATTTATTTTCCTTCATAAATTTAAAAAATGCATCTAATTCTGTCCACATTCCTAAAGCATCTATTTCCCAAGAGTGCCCCCAAATATGAAATGTCTTTCCTTGCTCCTTTGCTTCATCAAATTTATTCATTGCCATGTGCATCCAATATTTATTATCGTATTCTTTTCTATCTCGATAAACATGTATTGTTGGTCTTACAATAAAATCATCATCTTCTGGAAAATTAAATACATCAACTGTCCTTAAACTATCAAATCCAGATTCCTTTACTATCCTAATAACGGTCTCATTATACTTTCCCTTTGGTGTACAAAAATGTCTTACATTATGTCCTTCACCTAGTAGATCTTCAAGCCATATCTTACAACCTACTATCTCATCATTAAGTTCATCTTCGGTTAGCGACTTTAGATCTGATGGATGTGTCATTGTATGACCGCCAATTTTAAATCCTTTATTTACTATTGATTTTATTTCATCATCGGTTAATCGGTCTTCGCCAATCTTAGCTCTATCACACGTATATGGAACAAAAAATATACCAGGAAGATCATATTTCTTCAAGAGTTTTACTATATTTAAATCTAATTTATTGCCGTCATCCCAGCTAGTCTGAATTTTAAACATATTTTAATATCCTTATGCTTCAACCCCTTCCCAGTAGTTGAAGCAAATCACTTAAATTCAATCACATTGATTGAAGCATAAAAATACTAAATGTCTATTATTTTTGTTCAGGAGGCAGGAATCGAACCTGCATTTTAACTTTCAAAGAGTTATGTACTACCTTTATACCACTCCTGATTATTAGTCAGGAATTATTTTTTACCATCTCTTTTTCTATATTCTCTTCTATAATTACTATAACATTCAGTACATTCTTTATTATTTTTATCTATTCTTGAATTGGGAAATTTTATTAATGGCAAATATTTTTTACATTTCCAACACCAATAATCACCATTTTTTAAATATTTCTTATTATATTTTCTAGCTGCGCCAACATTGCAAGAAAGATGTGAAAAAGCTATATTATCTAAATCCCAAAATAAATCAACATTATTATCAAGCCATGGTTTTTTATGTTCAATACTTAACTCTAATTCACTTTTAATTTCTTCATTACATTGAAAACAAATATTTTCATTTAATCTTTTTAATAAATTAAACATCACTTGCTTTCTTAATCTATGACAAGCTGTACCATAGGACATTCCTAATTGGTATGATTTTTTATTACTCATATAATTTTTGACCTTCGTCTTTAATTATTTATATTCAAAATATTGTAAATAGAACTACGTCACATGGATCCAAACCATGTATGATACCATTTCACCACACCCTGAAGAATAGTATCTTTGGGGTGGCCACGGAGAATTGCACTCCGATATCAGGATTCACAGTCCCGTGCTTTACTATTAAGCTATGACCACACCACAAATACCATTCCAGTTTATCTGGATCGGTTGAGTATGATGTTGTCTGCTTAATTTATACATTTATTTAAATGTTCATAGTTGATTCATTTCTCATATATTTAATCGTTTACACTAATATTATTTTTTATCTTCTACTAACTTATCTAACTTTTTATCAAGTTCTTTCATGTAGTTTTCATTCCAGTACTTTAATACTTGACCAAGATAACCTTGTAGTTCTTCTAGTTGTTTTCTATCTGATATAACTCCATAGTTCTCAAATTCCCCATATCTTATTATCGTCCATGCTGCTTTTATCTTGTCCCACATTCCACTTATATTAGTACCTGCTAATTGAATATACATCTCATCTGTTTCATGTTCTCCATTCTCTTCCCATGGCTCTCTCTCAAAAACTAAAAATTGCAAGAACTCCATGCCCTCGCAATCACATTGTATTACCAACTTCTTAGTTGGTGTTTTAACATTTTTATATATCATAGATTTCTATAGTATAAAGTTTCTAAATTTACCATTAGATATCTCTTCTAATGATGTTATTCCTTTTAACTTTTCTATGTCTAGTTTTTGTATAACATGATATGCATTTCTTTCTATTCTAAACATATCATCTATGTCTTTACCTTGAATTACACTTCTACCGACTGTGTAGTCATCATCATCTCCAATCTTTTCCTTTAAGACTCTAATTGATTTTTCGTTAATCTTATTTAATATAAAATAATTATACGTTTTTCTAAAAGTCTTATTTGTAAATTTTATATATTCTCCTATTGTTTTTTGCATACATTTACATTATATCATATTAAAAAAGATTTGTAAATACTTATTTCTCTTTCTTTTTATAGATTACCTTGTCTCCAAACTTATTACTAAAATCAGTATATAGAATAACTACTAATACAATAATCATAATAAAACCACCAAAACCCATCATTAAAGAGTCTAATAAATCTTTAACTGTAATTTGTTTTTCCATATATAAATCTAATATACAGCAACTAATAAACCCTATTAACCACCAAATTAAAATTCCTATTAAAATGTTCATATATTTCTATTCAATAAATAACCAATACTAAAAACATTTAATGTATTCCAGAAACCTATCCAAAAATCAAATGATTTACCGAATAAATAATAATCATAAGTATTACCCATCAAAAATGTAATTAACCACCAATATAATATAGCAACTATAATCAGTGTAGTTTTAAATATTGTTTTTTTCATATAATTTTTCTAAATAGTAAATATTTCACTTTCAACTATCCTAGTTAGCATATCTGCTGCCATCTTGGCATAGTTATTGGCATGAGCATAATGATCGTCTCCGAGTCTTTGATACTCTGCTTTTTTATCTCCTTTGTTGTTCTCAACTATAATCCTTACCAAGTTCTTAAAATGACTCTTAAATACGCTGTAGTCGCTTAGGTTACGAGGTAGTTGTATTCTTTGTTTATATATCTCACCTAAGGATTCATCTAAACTCATTGTTCTATCAGTATTAACTTTATACCCATCTACCTTATACCATGCTTCACCTTCCTTGACCTCATTCATTCCACTGTAGTAGCACATGTATATTCTACCAGGGAACATATTTATTAAGGATTGAACTGCTCTTGTCTCTGGAAGTGCATCTACAATAACCTTTTTAGGATTCTTTGCTCTTATCCAATACTCTATGCTATCTTCCTGTCTTCCTGCTTTTTCATTTGATTCGGCTATTGTAAAGTACTTTAATTCTTGGATGTCTAATATTCTATTCTTATCCCTTGTGATAACATGTAGATTCTTACCTACATCAACTCCCATTGCTATATCTTCTGCAGTTAAAGGTATTATATAATCTCTAATACATGCACTTAATATCTCTTCAGTGATCTTAGATCCCTTTGGTTCATATGGTAATCCTAAAGTCTGATTATAGAATTGCATTACCTTGTACTCTGCAGTTGTCTGACTTTCAATTATAGCAGCATTTAAATCAAAATGAGGTGAATATAACTGATTAATAAAATAACCTCTTATTGAAGCATCCTTATTATGTGGAATCCATTTACCATCACATTTATATGGCAGGAAGTCTTTCTTGCATTTCTTACAGAATATCCTAGACTTATCTACATCTTCACCTTTCATTGTGAACTCTATATTCTCCCAAAAATCCATTATCTGATGTACTCCACAATGATAACACTTTACATACCAATTTAACTGATCTGTTTTTAAAAATCTTTCATTTATTCCAAAATTAGGAACTGTTGGTGTACTAAACCATCTTTCCCATTTTCTTTTTGAATGACCTAATCTTTTTGTAAAATATGGAACGTATCTTGGTTCCATACGATCTAATTCATCTACATAAATAGCATCAGCCGGAACTGAGGTAATCTGTGTTGGCTTATTAGATCCTCTAAAATATATAAATCCTTTATTGAATCTCTTTAGTCCAGTCTTATCAGCTTGCTTTCCCATTATCTTTCCAGCTCTTCCTGTAACAGAACTTAAATACCTACTATTGTTAATTGGTTCATCAACTCTTTCTTGTACAATATCATTAACATTACCAGATGTAGGCATTAAATATAATGAATTTTCCTTAAACTGATCTGGTAACCAACATGCTTCGGATAAGTTTAATTCTGTTTCTCCTGCCTGTCCAGACTTCTGTGTTATTATAATTTTAGATTGATCTTTATATTTTTGAACTAGATATTTATGATCTATAAAATCTAAAGGGTTTCCTCTAACTGTCCAATAATCTGTTACCCAATCCCAGTATTCTTTACCCGTTCTGTTCTCCAAGCTTTTCAGTAGCTTTTCTAATTCTTTCCTTGAGTTCTTCTTCGGTGAGTTTATCATAATCATTTATCTCCAAGCTACCTTCTAAATTTAATGAAGGCTTATATTTTTTATTTCTGCATTTTAAATAGAATATAATACAGGTAGTATCTTCTGCCTCTATTTTTTTCAATAATTTATCTTCCACCTTATTAGGTTGATCATCTTTTATTTTGTCTATCTTTGCTTTAAATTCTTCATCTTCATCACACCAATTATAAAATGTTCTCCTACTCATATTCATCTTAGAACATATTGTAGTTACTATTCCTAAGTTTTCTTCATACAAGCTAAAAAACATTTCTTTATTTTCTTCCAAGGTATAGTCTTTTATATTGTAAATTTGTGAAATATCACTGTTTACAATATCATCATTTTGTTTTATAATATCATCTTTAACTTCTATTACTTCTCCTTCTTTCATTTGTTGTTGTTCTTTATTCTCTTCCATTTTTATTATTTAATTTGATTTTTAATGTACTTTCTAATTTTTTTCTATATTATTTTAATTCAAATTCATTACATTTAATAGGATATTGTTTAATTGCTTCCTTATTATCACTAGTTCTGATTCCTTGATCATCATTTTTAAGCCAACATCTTGGTTCATATAAGTCACCATCAAGTTTTATTGTCATGAAATACATCATTGAACCACATACTAATACGACAATGGAAAGTATAACTACACTAACCCACCAAGGATTTTCATACAATATTTTTCCGTCTTCAGTTTTATACCTATTACTACTACTTGTTTTTTTAACTTTTATTGTTTCGTTCATATGTTTTTTCATTAGTTTATCTATTAGATGTATGCCAAAATGTATTTATTGCGTAAATAGGTAGCCATAACGGTATTAAAACTATAACAAACATGAACACAATAACCCCAATATACTCAGGTAATTCATCTACACTTTCCATAAAGTTTTCCATTTTCCTATATATCATATTGTTAGTTTGCGTATTTCTTAAGTGCTTCTGTTATAGTAGATATACTCCATTTTTTACCTTTAATGTCAATCATTTCTTCTTCTGGTGTTTCATCTTTTATTCTCCAGCCTATTTCTTTTGCCTCTTTTATTGTGTACCACCCCTCAGCTTTTTCTTTTTTATTTACAAAAGAAAGTAAATAAGCATTTCTAGTTACACCTACTTCAAGAATAGTTTTTTCTTCACCAACAGGTTTTATGCAATCTATCACATCCCCAACCTCTAAAGTTTCCCATGTTTTTTCTAATAATTGTAACTCATGTTCTTGATACCAAGAAATTCGATCATTAACACTTTCTAACTTATAAGGGATATCACTATTATCAACTTTTATAATTGTCCAAATTTGATTTATTTGATTATCTTTATCTGTTAAAATCTTAACCTTTTGTCCTACTTTAAATTTGTTCATAAATTTTTCTATAGTAATTAAATTATATTTGTCTTTATTCAAATTTATCATTCGATCATATCCTAAATCATTCATTTTTAAATAAATAACTATAGGATAAGAAGCGTAATCCCCAATACGCCAATCTTTCGGTCTAGTTCCACCAGAACATCGATAACCTCTTTCCTCTAAATATACCATTAGAGTATCATATTCCTCTTTATTATTTATTCTTATTGCTGTTTTCATATGTCTAAAAATATTATTTTCATGTTGCAGAGACAAGAGTTGAACTTGTTCCTTGAGGTTATGAGTCTCACGTGCGTCCGTTACACTACTCTGCTTTAATGTACTATACCCTCCACCTAAGTGGAAGGCTATTTACTAACACCCTTTCTTACGAAAGAAGATATAGAACATTACCTCCAGTTTCTATCTGGAGGATCAATGCTGAGAGTTGAATTCCACAAACTCGTCAACAAAACACTGGTATCGGTAAAAACCGAAGGTAAAACCCTATATGTATATTATATACTATTTATAAGGTTTTGTAAATACTAAAATAACTCTTCTTCTTTTAATTTTTGATAATATTCAAGTTGTTTTTGTAACTTTATTTCTATTTCTTCCAATATTTGAGGTGTTACTTTTAATATTTCATTAGATTTTTTCCTTAATTCTTCATATTTTTTATTACCAATTAATTCTTTTATCCATTCTGCAAATTCTAAAGGTTGTCTATGTGCCCAAGTTATATGATG